TGCATACGTCGATCCAGAGGTTCGCAAGGTTTTAGTCGAGCATCGTGTTCAAGTTGGTTCAACTAACTCCGCTGGTGGTTATACTGTTCCGACGGAGCTAGCGACGTTCATTGTCGAAAGCATGCGAGCGTTTGGGCCAATGTATACAAGCCCAGTGTTTACAAGCATTGAAACAGCAGCGGGCAACCCGTTCAACATTCCGACGTTGGACGACACCGCAGTGACTGCTGAAGCGCATACTGAGGGTACTCAGCCTGTCGACGATGGCGGCAAAGACGCGACATTCGGTCAGAAAACGTTGAACGCGTTTGCTTTCAACACTGAGTGGGTGCGTTGGTCAGCCGAACTTAACGCAGATAGCGTGTTTAACATGGAAAGCCTACTTGGCCGCTTGCTTGGTGAGCGCATGGGACGCATCGCAAACGCCAAGCTAACGACGGGTTCAGGCTCATCGGATGTCGAAGGCATTGTCACAAACTCAGCGGCTGGTGTCACTGCTGCCTCTGCAACGGCTGTGACTGCGGATGAGATCATCGACCTCGTACACTCAGTCGATCCTGCGTATCGTCAATCACCAAACGCTGCGATCATGATGAACGACAGCACACTGAAGGCGATCCGTAAGCTAAAAGATGGCAACGGCAACTACCTATGGCAAATGGGCGACTTCCAAATTGGAACACCACAAAACATTCTTGGCTATCCAGTTGTTGTGAACCAAGACATGGACAGCATTGCGACTGGCAAGAAAACCATCTTGTTCGGTGACATGTCTCGCTTCTACGTCCGCAAGGTTGGTCAGCCAAGCATTTATGTTGCACGTGAACGCTTCGCGCCTGACTTCGGTATTCTAGGGTACATTCGCTTAGATGGCTGCTTGTCCGATACAGCGGCTGTTAAGCACCTAGTTCAAGCATAATTTTGACAACGGTGGGGGCGGCTTTGCCCTCACTTTTTTCTGGAGGCCAATATGAAATTAAGACTTTTACAGTCCATGGCTGGGATCGACTTTAGCCACAACGTTGGTGACGTCATCGAAGTTAACGATGCGGGTGCAATCCAACGTTATGTCGAGCGCGGCATCGCAGAGATTGTTGAACCCGCTAAAAAAGAAAAAGCCATCAAGAAGACGGCTAAAAAAGAAACTGCCACAAAGGCGTAATCAATGCCCACCTTATCGTTACAACACCGCGTGCAGCGGGTCACGGCACCTACAGCTGATCCTGTTTCTGTTGCTGAGGCCAAAAGCCATTTGCGTGTTGAACATTCCGACGATGATTTGTTGATTTATCGATTGATCGAAACGGCAGTGGCTTATGTCGATGTGCGTGGTGCGTTGGGCAAGGCGATGATCACACAAACCTGGGCGGAGTGGTTTGCACCTAATCCTTCTGAACTTGTGCTTTCGCTTGGTCCAGTTCAGTCGGTAAGTGGCATAAGTTATTACGACACAGACAACGCCCTGCAGACTGCAACTCTTTCGGACTTTTATGTGCTAGGCCCATCAACGCGAACAGTTATAAAGCCAAAGCCAGGTTACGCATGGCCAACAACATTTACGCGCGATGACGCTATCAAGGTCGAATACGTTATTGGATACGGTGACAGCTACACAGATGTGCCTTCCACTGTGCGCCATGCGATCTTAATGCTTGTTTCGCATTACTATGAAAACCGCGAAAATGAGCTGATCGGCACAATTAGCAAAACAATCCCATTTGGGTTTGAAGCGTTGATCGACAGCGAACGGGCAAGTTTCTATGGCTAGGGCAGGTGCATTCCGCGAACGTGTGACGTTCCAGCGGATGGCTTCGACGACAGATGATTACGGAAACGTTACCGCTGCGTCATGGACAAACATCACGACCCGCAATGCAGAGTTTACGGAGCGCACTGGTTTTCAAGATGATCAGCAGGGCGCGCTGCAGGATGTTGCAATTGCCCGCATGAAAGTGCGCTCTGACACTACGATAAAAACAATTACAGTCGCTAATCGCGTATCTGCTCGTGGTACTTTTTGGGCAATAAAATCTATTGCGACCGCCACACCAAAGGGCGACATTTTAGAGTTTGTGCTTGAAAAGGGCGTCGCCACATGAAGGTCGATAGCAAGGGCGTGGCACGCGCTTTTAAGGAACTTCCGAGGAAGCAACGTGGCTACATTTTTAAGGCTATTCGCAAATCCGTAAATGAAGGCGTGCGCCTTGCTAAAACAATGGCCC